TGATGTTGCCATTTGTATTACTCCTTGTTTACTTTGAAACGTTTTCACTCGGTATTACCACCTCGGGGGTTGAGTGTTAGTCCCCTTCGGTATTCTTCTACGCGCCTCCCAGCTCATATATTCGCGATTTCTCCTCCTTAATGTTTTTCAGCACTAAGTTACGTAGCTGCTCGCTTGTTAAATGGAGTTCAGGCGGCGCGTTATTCCTGAGAGTGGATGGGTCCACCGCTTCCTCTAATTTCGCCCCACTCTGCACTCTTGCGTCTAGCTTTTTCAGGTAGCGAGATAACGAGTCTAGTCGGGTATATGCCTCCACTAGCTGCCTTGCAGCGTATACGTCTGGTCTCTTATATTCAGTCATCTGTAAAATCCCTCTCTGCCGATGTTTCTCTCATCGGCCTACGTTTGTCGGTGTTAGGTACCAGTGTTGGCTTACCTGCCGGCTTCTCAACCATCTTCAGCACTCCGGACTTCTTGCCGAGTAACTTCTCTGCCTCGGTAATGCCTATCAACTTCATATTATACATCTGCTCATTAGTGAGCCCCGACGCTGTCATCGCTGCGGACACAGCCACCTCATCCAGCCACCTGCGATTGGACCTACCCTCGACCACCTTATACCCACTGATCGCGTGGCCTTCTAGTGCCTGGCCTAGTGCGTACTCTACTACGTCGTTACACCACTTACCGATCTGGCCCGTCTTCGAGAGAATGTAACCAATCTCATCTAGTGTCAGGGAGTTAGGGTTAGGGATAGGCTCAGCGAAGTCTTCCATGGCTACCTTCATGTTAGCCTCGGCTCTCGCCCTGCATGGCCCTCTCGCTTTACAGAAACCGCAATGGTCTCCCGCCACGAACTCACCCTCACCGGCCCAAGCTAGTTTAGCCAGGGGTTTAATCCACTTACTGAACTTGGTTAGGTCACTGATCGGCATCTCGTGCACGTCGATGTGGTCTAGCCTCGGCTGGTAAATGTGGAGGTGTACATCCGTGACGCCATCGAATATGAACCCATAGTCGTGCATCGCCCCGATCGCGTATAGCTTAAGCTGCGGATCGTCAGCGAATCGCTGGATGCCCTTACCATACTTCAGATCAATGATGTGCACGGTTGTGTTCTGTAGGATGATTACATCACTGGTACCAAACCCCTCGGGGACTAGGTGACTGAAGTCAACGCGGCGTTCAATGAAACGCTCACCGGCGACCGACATAACGTAGTCAACATAACCCTGCACGTATCGCTGCATGGCCGGTAGTTCATCCTTACGCCAGTCCGTGTTTGGGAATACCGTATCTAGTAGCAACAGATCCGGAAGCATCTTCTCGGTTATGTCCGCGGCGACTAGTGGTTCGAGTCCCTTCTCAACAGGCGCCAATGCGAACTCCCCCATCGCGTGAGCGACGGTACCCTCTAGCGCGAACATCGATCCCTTATCAGGGAAGTTCAGTTCATAGCGAGGCGAGGGCGTGCAGGCCGTCCACCGTTCTGCCCCCGAGGCAGACAGTAGTGCATGCGCAGCCATTATATCGCCTCCAATAGTGCAGCGAGCTCGGCACGCTGTTCTGGTTTAACTGCGGAGATCGATCCGCCGTATTGTTTAACGGCGTCATGGGCCTTGGACCGGTTAGACTTTGCGGCCTTGCCGGCGAGCGATCGCAGCTCGTCTTCAGTTATCCCAACCTCGTCCGGGACAGCTTCGTCCGTTTCCGATGGGGCATCTTCCGAAACTTCTAAGGGTTCCTCTTTGGAGGCCGCAGCCTTCGCAGGTGCTTTCGGCTTCGGCTTCGGCTTCTCCGCTGCGTCACCTTCGACGAATGGCTCCACGGCCTTCACGGTAGGCTTAGCGGCTGAGCTTATGGCCGAGGCGAGAGTGTGCACTGCATCTATTAGTAAATCTAAATCGATAATTTCTATTTCAACTTTCATCCTGTTTCTCCTTGTTTGGGGTTTTGCTCTCTTCCGTACAGCAGTCGCGCTGAGCGAGTGCGAATGCTTCCTCTTGTAACTTTCTGATCTGTGCATTATCAAAGCTCTGCTGCAGCCCGTGGCCGAATCGCCACTCACCGTACAGGAAGGCGACAATACACACCAGCACTAGTACGATAAAGACTGGCGAAAAGGTATATAAGAATTCCATCATTCTTCTAGGCCCTCATTCATTGTCGTAATCATATCGTCCATACATGAAAGGCAGGTCGGGCAGAACGCCACGGGTATGATCCCGAAGAAACCCTGAATGCCGCCTTCCGCCTCTATATCAAAATCACAACGGCATACACTACATTCCATGCCCGTCTCTTCTCTGTTCGTAGGTTAGGTCAACTATCTCTGCACCAGGTGCGACTTTTAAAACAGTTTCAATAGAGAGGTCCCTATGCTCTTCTGTCATAAACTCTTCCCCGTGGGCCATCACTCTCCTATTCTTTGATAAGATATAAAAGGATATCGCGTTACCCAATAGCCCTATCCTAATGATCGATGACTCGGTTTTGGAATACACCTTGACCTTGTTTACCGCCGCCTCGCACCCACTTAGGGCTTTGTAACTTTGAATACCCACCATGATGCGTTGCCCGCTACTGGTCTTCAGCCTGAACCTAAACCTGCTTTCGTTATCTTTGTACATTTCGTATCTGCCTGTCATCACTTTTCTCCTCAGCCTTCATTGCTTCAATCCGCGCTACGTAACGTTGCAGTGCATCATATACGGACGGTTCAAGATATACCGTATCTGTTGGGAAGTGGCGGTCGTTTGCTTTTATGGCTATCTGGTAGCCGTCAAAGCTTACATACACACCATCGCCTAAGTAGTCATCATACTTCGTCATGTCTTGGCTCATCACTTTACCTCACTAGTTGTTACTTTATTTACTTTAGTTACTTTATTTAATTCTTTGCGTAGCTTAATTTTCCATCGCTTCAACCGCCTCATTAACACTAACGTTCTTGTTCCTTTAAAATCAAGTTCACCTATTGTGTGTTCAAGAAGCCTTATTAACTGTTCATTCTTTTCATCTGTTGTTAAAGTGGGACTTTGTATAGGTTGTTTTTTTATCAACTGACTAACATCCATCACTCACCCTTTCAATTGTTCTATTTATTGCCTATGTTTTCTAAGTCGTAATCGTCATCACCAAACATCTCACGATCTGCGTCATCTTCTAAATCCCAATCGTTGTTTAACGCTTCTTCTAAAATATCATCAATTTCGCTCATAATCATCTCCCTTTCGCTTGCATTAAGTCTATGTGCCGCTCCATTAAGTCCTGGTACTTCTCATGCAACTTTACCATTTCTTTCTCGTGATGCTTAACGATGTAATAATCGCTTGTTGTGATGCAACCACTTACCCCAGTGGGTGGCTTTCCGATGTACAGTAATAACCACGTCCAAAGCACAACCGCTATTATTATCACTAATGCGTGTTTATTACTCATCTCTAACCGCCTCTCTTTTAGCTCTATAACCACACCAACACTTCTGGTTTGGCTGTGCTTTCCAAGCATCAAATAAATCACCTATGTCGCTCATCAGAATTCTCCCTTAACTGCTTGTTGTTTCATGCACCATTTGTACACTACGTCTTGTTTCGTTACGTTCTTAGCCACGGTTATGTGTTCTGCGCTGAAGTTCTTACGGGCAAGTTGAATGGTTTCAAACCGACTAAGGCCTTCTCGCTTACAGTCTACGGTACGGCTGGCTAACCCTGACATAGCCGTACAATAATTAAGTAAGATATGTTTCATCACTTCGCCCCTACTAATACGGTAGGCCCGGCGGCCTTGACTCCGCTAGTGGATAATAGGACGGATCGTCCTGACTGATATAAGTACCACGCCTGTCTGGCGTACTGTTTCTGCATGTAGACAGAGGCTGGGTAATACTGCCTTGCCTTTGCGACGACATCTCTTATCTTCATCTCGTTTCTCCGGTTTCATTTGCTATCGAATCGTAACGATACCCTAGGATATATCCACATGTCAACAACTTTGTTTTACGTTTGACTATTCATACCGATAGGTATAAACTTCGGCTATGGACACAACAGACCCACTATTAAAGAACGATCTTTGGAACTACCTCAACGCGCTAACGACAGCGGAGCGTAAGATATTCGCTTTTAAGGCGAAGACTACAGTTGGATATCTCCAATTACCAGCACACGACCGCAAGAATATCGGACCGGCCATGGCCTTGAACCTGCAGATCGCCAGTAAAGGCGCACTCAGGGCTGAGAGACTATGTCCGGACTTCGATTGGGCCGCTGCTGCGCAAGGCCGGTGTCCGTCGTGTGATGATTAAACCCCCATATAAATCAAGGAGATATATAAATGAAGTTATCAACAGCAATGGCAATAATATGTTTGACGGGAGCAGTCGGTTTATCAATTCAGCAAGCTAATGCAACAGGGCTTAACTTTGGCAATCCATCATCAGCTAACGCCTCAGCAGGAGCAATAGGTTTAGGCGTAGGGGTTGGTGTAGGAACAGGCGTAATGTTGGCAACACCACACTCAATAACACAACTGAAGCAGCAGATTATGGGGACTTACGTATCGTACCACCAGCAATCGCACCGAGTGTGGGCAACAATGTGATATGTCCGATGGTTGCTCAAGGTAGTAAGGCAGCATCAGTGTTCTTCTTTAGTGGTAGTGGTACACATGAGCCAGATATGGTTGCAATTTGTATCGCTTTCCATTTAGGTCAAGAAAGTGTAGTTGAAGCGATTGCGTGTAATGGTAGTGCAGATTATCGTAAGGCCAATGGTAATTGTGTCCAAGATGGTGAGAGTGTTGAGGACAGAGATTTTAGATTATTAAAAGCGAAGAGTGAATAGGTATTAAAGAAACCTGTGGTTGGGTTGAGGTGTTAGATGTGTTCTTAAGCGAAGGTTAAAAGCCGTTTGAGCATAGAATATCTAGCCAGTAGCACACGAACTTTTTGACTATTGTGCTTGTGTGTTATTGAGTAGGTATTACTACTAAGTTTGAGCCTGTCTCCTAACCCGAGACTATATAGGGCGAGACTCGGCGAAGGGGGTGGCCCCGACAAAGGGTTAATAGAAGAGAGCGTGGGCAGGGTCAAGTTGTCCCTGATGGTAGGCCCCGCTCTCTTCTATTCACCCCCAAATAGGAGAACGAAATGGCAGTACCAGATAATAACGCTAAGTGTGACCGCCCCGCAACGGCAGTAGAGCAGTCCTTCAACGAACAGGACAACATGGCGGTGCAACTCCACGAGAACCTTAGCCAGCTGCAGGGCATGCTCAAGACCGCACTAAGAGAAGGGTCGGAGGAAGTAGCTGGCAGCCCCATCTCCCCCGTAGACAGCAACCGATGTAGCCTTGTCCATCGGATAGATAACCGGACTGACGACCTGCGGGAGTACAACGACACCGTCCGCTTCATGATAGATCACATACAGCTTTAACTAGGCTGACCCCAAAAGCAGCCTAGTTAGGATCGGCGTCCCCTCCCCTGTGGCGTCGGTCCACCTTATTTAGTTCAGGGCTTTTTATCGAAAGGATTATTCGATGCGTTTCATCAACACAGACGGCGGCGTTCTGATCGCCGTTGATACCATAGCAATGATTACCGAAATACTCCCACAGGAAAATGACCATAGCTTCACCATCGTCACCAAGCGTGGTCGAGGCTATCGGATAACCAAGTCGGACCACTTCCATGACCTTATCACCGACCGCTTCATTCAGACGGCAGACCACAACTACCTGAACGTCGAGGCGATAGCCACCATTGACGTCGTCTCGACGTCGGAAGATTTCAATACCTTGCGATGTACCTTCACGACTAAGAAGGGAGACCGCGTCTCATCAGGGACCCTGAAGCCGGTCCAGTTTAATCGACTAATCAAGGGAGCCTAGCATGGAAAGTCCTATCAAAATAGGCGACCTCGTCATGGTCGTCAGGCCCACCCTTTGCTGCCAAACCCCTGACGGTCTATACGCCGTCTTTACGATAGAGCAGATGGTCGACGTCTCCGATCCGATCATACACCCTGAAGGAGGGCGTATAGTATTCGCCTGCAGTGACTGCTACCACGAAGTAAGAAGCGGGGAGATCGCCATCGGGCCGAACATAGTCGTCTTAGCCAGCCGCCTGAAGAAAATAGATCCACTAGATGAAACCCAATCAACCACCAAACGCGAGGAAACGACATGAGATACTTGGAGACTAATAACGGTAACTACATCCCTGAACACGAGATACAACCGTTCCATATGAGACCGATGTTATTAACCGCCTTCGAAGACTGGATGAATAGCGATGTCTGATACCATTACAATACTAACAGCGAAGGGTAACATCAATATGACCAAGGCCTTCGACGGGGATACCGTCGAGACCTACGGCAGCGGTAAGTATTTCAAGGTGAAGGAGTACCCAGTCACCGACCTCAGCCACCTGTCGACGTTCCTACATAAGCTCAGCCGCAAACCTAAACATTGCGTGATACGTGGCCACTTCAAGGGCGAGGACCATGCTCAGTCTATAGAAGGCGGCATAGACCCGAAGACACCTGACCACTACCCTAGACAGAAGAAACTATACGATGATAACCCGCACCATTGGGTGATGCTTGACGTTGACGACTACCGAATAGACGACTTCGAACCGGCCACGGATCCAGTCAGGGCAGCCGAACGTTATATCAAGGAGGTCCTACCGGATATCTTCGACGGCGCGAGCTTTGTCTGGCAGCTGAGTGCATCGGCCGGTCAACCTAACGCGAAACATAAACTAAAGATCCACCTATGGTTCTGGCTAGAGACGGCTTACGACTCTGTACAGATGACCGCCTGGGCGAAGAGTGTCAGTCCGCTGATCGACGTCGCGCCACTGCGCACGGTCCAGGTGCACTACACGGCGAATCCTATATTCAAAGGCGAGACAGTCGACAACGTACCGCAGCGGATAGGCACCGTCGAGGGCTGGCTAGGTGACACCGTTCCACTTGTCATCGAAGAGGATGTGCTGGCTAACGCCTATACTCAGTTCGCGGGTGAGGCGAGCGACTTCGAATTCAAGGACCCTTCTCAGAAGACTGGCCCGATCGGCGCATTCCACCGCGCGTACACTATAGAGGACCTTATCGATGGCATGTTATCTGACGAATTCACATGGGACGGGGACGGCGGACGCCGCGCCACATGGCTTAACGGGGGAGGGACGCCTGGTGGCTGTTACGTCACGGACGACAGGATGCACTTCGGATCAACCCACAACACTGACCCTTTCGACAACCGAGTAGTCAACCTCTTCGACCTCTGTCGATATTACCTACACGGGCACCTCGACGAAGGTGTCGACCCTTTCATACTCATGGACATGCAGAGCCGACCTAGCTACCAGGCTATGCTCGCCGAGCTCGAAGACGACGACCGCGTGGCCGTTCAGCTCGAGGCTATGCAGACTGAAGACACTGTCGAGGCCACCCACTCGAGAGAAGAGTTACTTGAGAGGATCACCGCGGCGAGCTCTGAGATTGAGCTCCGGACGGAAGTATGCATCGCCGTACGCGCACAAGCGTCATCACTAGAGGCGTATGACATCGACACACTGGCGCACGCGCTGCAGGAACGGCTGAAGGACCTAACCGGCGTCAAGCCGACGATCAAGGACGCACGTCAGATGTTATCCCCGCCAAGGCAGGTCCTAAACGATCAGGTCGGACTACCGCAGTGGGGCCTACCCTATGTTTATATCGAGGCCGAGGACGTTCTATATGAGTACGACACGTGCAGTAAGCTCAACCAACATAAGTTCGACTTCAGGCATAACCCTCACGCGGGCTTCGATGAGAACGACATCCAGCGGTCCGCGTGGATGATGCTGCGGGATAACAGGCACACTCGTCGCGTGAATCGTGGCGTCTATATGCCGCACCTGGACCCGATGTTCACACTCGACGGCGTGTCATGCGTGAATACCTACCGGCCGTCTAGTACGCCCGTCGCTAAACCGTCCGGGGAATGGACAGAGGCAGACGGGTTGGCCGTTAAGCGGGCGCAACGTCACCTTGAGCTTTTGTGTGACGAGAGGCCCGAGGTCTTTAAAAACTTAATGAACTGGCTGGCCTTCTGCGTGAAGTTCCCAGGCGTGAAGATCAGCTTTGCGTGGTTGATCGTTGGTGGTGAGGGTGTCGGCAAGACATGGATCGCTGCACTGATGGCCGCTGTCATGGGCGCACCGAACGTTAGATCGGTTAGCACTAGCGAGGTAGTCAATGAGAATTTCAATGGTTGGGCCGAGGGCCATGCCTTCGCTGCCATTGAGGAGATCCGCATGCACGGCAATCGGCAGGACGCGTGGGATAACCTTAAGGCGCCACTGGCTAACTCTTCTGTGTCGATCGTTAAGAAAGGACTGGATGGGGTGGAGGTGCCTAACATCACTAACTATATGCTATTCAGTAATCACTATGATGCGGTCCCCATATCAATAGGTTCTAGGCGAGTCGGTGTGATACACACGCCTATCGATGGGGATGAGACCGGCAGCCTGTTGGATGAACTGGCAATCCGTGAGGGTTGTCCAGACAGCAGCGCCTACTTTGACAGCCTCTTCGGTGCGGTCGAGGGTCACCGCGAGGCACTCCGTGGGTGGATGCTTGACTGGCCGATTTCAGACTTTAACCCAAGGGGTAGGGCACCAGACACTGATGAGAAGCATGACATGGTCAACAATAATACTTCAATAGACGAGCAGCTGGTGCGGGATGTTATCGAGGAGGGCAGGCCTTGGGTAACTAGTAAGGTCGTCAACCCTTCTAAATTACAAGAGGCAATAGAGCTTTGGGATGACGGCGGTGGGTTCATCCCTGTCGAGAAGATTGCCTACTTTTTGAAAAAGATGGGCTGGAGATCGTACGGAAAACCGGTCAAGGTTGATGGTAAAGCGTGGCGTTTTTGGGTCAGTAAGTCATTCCCGAAGAAGGTTACACCTGAGTCCAATGAACTGCTAAAAGAAATTATCAAGGCGTCGGAAAACAGAAAAGTAGGTGAGGTGGATTTCTTAAAATGAAAAAGTTACACCTAGAGGTGTAACCTTTTGATGGTGTAACCTTGGGGTGTAACCTTATCTAACCTACTGTATTATATATACTTCTATACTATTAAGGTTACAGGTTACACCTTATTGTATTAAACTACACGTATATGAGAGAGTGTAAAAGGGGGTATATTACGTATCTATGGGTATACATAAAACATACATGTTCCCATGTTATATAGGGTTTCGGGTGGGGTGTAACCGTAACCGGCAAAGGAAAACGAGATGAAAGAAAGAGTAGTTGAGAAGAGACTTCGGAAGAACGCGGAGGCGACGGGCGGTCAGTGTTATAAGTGGACCGGTCGGTCGGGTGTACCGGATCGGATTGTGTTGCTGCCGATTGATAACTTGAAGCATCGTGCGATCGTGGCAAAGTATGTCCGCTTCGTGGAGACGAAGTCATTCACCGGTGGGGTGCAACCCATTCAGGAGTATGTGCACGGGGTGCTGTTTAAGATGGGCTATGAGGTTGAGGTGGTCTGGAATAATAATCTGGCGGATAGACTGATCGCGGGGATGAAGAAATGAAGTATGTACCTAGGCCGCATGACTTGGCTGTGATGGACTGGCTGAGGGAAAGACCGTTCGCCGGCGTTTGGCTTGACATGGCTGGCGGGAAGACGGCCTCCGCTGCGACGGTAGCTGATGAGCTACTCGACCGGTTGGAGGTCAGTCGCGTGCTGGTGATTGGCACGCCAAGGATAGCCGCCAATGTGTGGTTCGATGAGATAGACAAGTGGGACCACCTGCGTCATCGTAGGGGCGGCTACCATATCACCGCCAAGGACTTACCCGTGACCAAGGTTGAGGTTATCCGCAAGGGTAAGCCGGTTAAGGTATTCAAGTTGGTCAACATGCGCGTCTCTAGGCGCGACCTGCTGATGCGGGACACGCAGTTCTTTACCATCCATTACGACTTGGTGCCCAGGTTGGCGAAGCTGTTTGGGGATAAGTGGCCGTATGATTGTGTGATTATGGATGAGTCGAGTATGGTGTCTGAGAAGGACACAGATCGATTTAGGGCATTGAATAGGGTTAGGGGTTACATCAAGCGGTTATATCAGCTCACAGGGACGCCCTGTGCAAATGGGCTAGGTAAACTCTTCTCCCAGATGTTGCTTTTGGATGGGGGAAGGCGATTGGGTAGGACCTTGAGGGAATTCCACGAGAAGTATATGCAACCGGTTCGGGTTAACCGGACCACCGGACAGATCTACACGTGGGGACCGAGACACGGATCAAGGGAAGACATCTACGACACCGTGGGTGACATCTGTGCCAGCTTTGAGCAGCTGGGCATGAAGCAGATACCTGTCGTCCATATTATCGTGCCGGTCTACCTGCCACCAGAAGCCAGGGAGATATACGACCGGGTTGAACGTGACTACGTTGCGATGCTGGAAGGCGGCGGAGCGATAGAGGCTGCGAATGCTGCCGTCCTTGGCAATAAGCTACTGCAGATTTGTAATGGGACGGTCTACGATGATGCCGGTGGGGCGCATAGCATACACCGTGCGAAGTTAGACGCACTGGCGGAGATTAGGGACGTCACCGATAGTAATATCTTGACGGCGTTCTGGTATGACCACGATCGGCAGCGCCTAAAGGCTGAGTTTAAGGGGTCGGTTGACTTGCGGGATGATAAGGACTTCGAGCGGAATTGGAACGCGGGTAGGATTAAGATGGGGTTGATCCAACCCGCTAGTGGAGGATATGGGTTAAATTTACAGCAGGGCGGTAGTGTTGCGGTTTGGTATGGTGCGATCTGGAATTTGGAATTGTTCATGCAGTTCAATAAGCGACTGCCTAGGGAAGGGCAGGCGGCGGACAGTGTGACGTCCTACCACCTGATTGTTGCGGATAGTATTGAGGAGGATGTAATGCAGCGGTTGAGTGAGAAGAGAGAAGAGCAGGATGCGGTTATAGCGGCCGTACGACAGCGGCTTAAGCGGATTAAATGATCCCCTCTTCCGTGATCGCCCGACGTTTACTGAGTAGGACATCTTTAACGTCTCCATCTGGGAGTTCGGCGATGCGCATATCTAGTATACCGACTGCGGCCTCTTCACCTATTTTCTTGACGGCTGGCCAGAAGAAGAGGTAATCGACCTCAAGGTTAACGCCTAATCGGTTTTCTAGGTGGGTGATCTCTTTAGCCTGTTCACGGCAGAGGGACATTAGCGCTTTCGTGCAGAGTTCTAAATCTTCATCGTATAATTTCATTATGTTTCTCCATTTGGGGTTAGTCCGGCGGCAGCATCACCGCTGAATTCAGGGAAGGCGCCAAGATCCCGCTTGCAGAGGTAACGACATGCGAAGTCAATCGCCTTCGGTACGACTACCAGGCGCCCATTGTCGAAACGGACGCCTGCCTCATAGAGGTTAACGGTAGAGCGTGCGATCCCTAACTCACGGGCGGCGCGGTAAACCGACCAGCCCATGATGATGCGCCACTCCCTGAAGTCGCCATTAGTCATTGTAGATACCTCCTCCATTTTCGATACCCAGTTCACGGTTGATGTCTTCCAGGGGGTTAAGGCCCTGGTTGATCTCGTCGCGTATCTGCGCTGCCGGATCGACTCCGTAGCGGATCTCGTCGACTGGGTCATTGAGGTCATACTGGTAGCGGGTACCGGTCGACGATTCATAGGAACCGTCATCGAGTTCGTCTAGGGTGTAGGCCTCACACAGCGTGGTACAGAAAAGGAGAGCCAACATTACTAATTGGTAGGTTTTCATGGGTGTAAACTCCTAAAGTTAAGCCAAGTCTCAACGTACTCGGCGGTTGATACTGCATTGTGAAGGCGACGATGATGGAAGAGCGCATTGGGCGCCCTGCCGCCGTCGCGGTTACGTGTACTGAACGTCGAACGTTTCTTGATATTCGCCAGGGCCTTCTTTGGGTCCAGGCCTTTCAACTGGCAGGCGGTAACAAAGTCATGGCAGGGGACGAGGCTGCCTGTGTTTGAGTCCAATACTGTGTAGGTCATGAAAATCCTTTCGCTTCATTGGATAGGTAACGGCTTGCCGCCAATCCAGGCGACAAGTTAAGGTTGTGGCGATAGTGGTAGGCCATCTGCCAATCGATTTTACCGGCGAGGGACGGAAGTATCTCAAGCACGAGGTCTTCAAAGTCGCTGTACCACATGGTGTTTTTGTAAAGTGGGTCATCTCTAATCATAATAATTCTCCTATTTAAATCTTAATAAAAAGCCGGTAACCTCGTGCTGCTTTAATACCTCGGAAGGGGTGAAGCATTTCCCAAAGGTACAGGTCATCCGAAACGGGCTATTTTTATAAATCTTGTTGTGATATTCCACAGCATAGCTATCACCCATATCAATAACATGTACTTTCCCATTGGCAGTTGTAACTCGCATTGTAATAAGGTGGTCAACTTCTAAAACTGTATCTGTCATTTCGTTTCTCCTTTGGTTGGTGGTAATTACTAATTCACTTTAAACTTAGCCAGTTCGTCGGCCAGCGTCCATAGCGCCTTGTTTAACTTGATGTCGCCGTCAACACTCTTGATGCTGCGAGAGGTTGAACGACGGCCTGAGTCACTGCGGCCTAGGTTCACGCCACCCTTGATGACGTTCTCTTGAACACGATTGAAGGTCGTCCAAAGGTCGTTACCCTTGTCAGCCCAACGGTGTGCACCGAGTAAGCTTTGGGCCACACGTGCACGACTGCCGTGGTGGATGGCCTCGTCTTCGAACCTTAGCGTGGAGGCTGCGACCGCCAAGGCTGTCTGTTCGTTAGCGTCCAACTCGATCGCCTTCCAGTCACGGATGACTGACTGCAACTCAGCTGAGCTCTCAACGATGCTGTATGCCCCTTCGAGGATCTCATGCGATACGTCGCCGCGGTGAGGGACACGGATCTCGCCGTGTGTTGAACCGGCTACCATCCCGTTAGAACAGATGAGACGGTAGACGCCCTGCGATAGACTGAAGCTTGACCCGCCGTCGTGGCTGTTCTGTAGGATGATTTCTACATGTTCGGCGGCACGGCCGTAGGCGTCTTTTTCAAGGAATGAGTCAGGGTGACGAAGTTTTAAAACGTGTGAAGCGAAGTTGCCCTTCCCGACGATGCGGGTAGTAGACTGCTTTGCTTCGTAGACGTCGAACCCCTCACGTTTAAGTGAGTCGAGTACCGCGAAGGTAGGCACGAAAGCGTACTGGTCAGATGTCTCAATGTATGGACGTTCTGCGAATACTGAAGGGGCGACGCGTTGGATCTGGTCGATGGTTAGTGGTTGGTTGCTTCTCATGGTATTACTCCTTTTAGGTTATCGGATTCGAAACGATCCGTTGCAGTGCCCCAAGGGACGCTGCAGCTGATGGTCTAGTAGTCTTCGACCGATGAAGGGATCGAGATCTTACGTTGGACCGCTAAACTGGCCAAGCTGAACCCCTCTTCAAGTTCCATGTGGTTACCGTCAGATTGCATCTCGTAGCCCTCGAAGAGGTCAGCCGCTAAGCCGTAGATGGCCACGACGACAGGGTCGTAGGGCTTATTGGCTGTCTTGCAGAAAGTGAAATCTTCGGGGGTGCGATGAAGGACCAGATTCTCGCGGCTGTCTTCGCCGACACCGTTGACGTCGATGATGTCGTCAGTGTTTTTGACGTCCAACGCGACGCCAGATTCAGCGGCAAGTATGAGGATGGCAGTGACACCGTCAGTGAAGACTTTCCAGTCTGCAACTGGTATTGGTTTAATTTCTTTTTTGTAGAAAAGGTAATGTGTGTAGCCCATTTTATTTCTCCTGTGGTTGGTTTAGTAGCCCTCGCCCCTTGAGGCGTAGGCCTCTTCACATTCGGTGTCGGTGATGCAAGACGCCTGTAATTGAAGCACGTACTGCTGGAGGATTTTCATAAGGATAACTCCACTGCTAGCATTGCGTCAGCGTGGTCTTTACCGAAACGCTCTTCAACGAATGAGTAAGTACCGAAGGAGCCTGCCAGTATCTCGCTGCGTGCCGGTATTCTGTTGCCCCAGTAGTCATAAGCCGGTTCGCTGCCGAGCATGCACTGGCCAGCTTTTAAGGCGCCCATCATCGCACGGCCGACGCTGCCTTCCATCTTCCAGGCGACCCCGCCGTTGATCATCGCTTGTAACTCAGCTGTGAAGTCATTCATCTTAAATCTCCTAAGTGGTTGGTTGGTTGGTTGGTACACGGCAGCACCCCGAGGGATGCTACCATTTAACAACTAACGGACGTTAACGCTGACGCTAGTCACGAGAGAAACCTTAGAGGCTTTCTTGATCTCGGCTGGTGTCAGGAAACCTTTCACGATGCTGTTTACTAGCGAAGTGCGCATCGCTTCAGACACGTTCAAGCGAAAGGACTTACCGTTAAACTCGCCTACGCCGAAGTCCTTGAAGACCGAGACGCGTTCGTTGTACTCAGCTTTCAGGGTATCGATCTGCGCTTTCAATGCGCCGATCTCGTCTACTGCTTTGATGAGCTTACCGCGTGATAGAGGTGCCACGTTTGTTTTAGTCATGATGTTTCTCCTATGGTTGGGTTATCGGATCAAACAATCCGTTGCAGCACACCGTGATGCGCTGCAGCTGATGGTTTATTCTAGCTCTTCTTGGTCGTACACGGTAGGGTCTGGAGCGCCCTCTACTTGAAGGGTGACGACGCGGAAGCTGCTGTAGCCTTCATCTTTCCAACCGTCACGTTCCTCGTTCAATTCATATTGGCAGTCACTTCTGACGTAGCTGCCATAGAGGATGTATTTGCCGCCCTCGGCGTGGTTCGCTGACACTTGATAGTAATTGTAAGTTCTCATGTGAATCTCCTAATGGCTGATGGTTTTAGTTAGATAAGGCAGCGAACTCGCCGCCGTTGATGGCCCCTATTATGATGGCATGGCCGTTGATTACTTTAGAAACGATAGCGTCTTTCGGGAAAGTACCGAGCGACACGTTAAGGTTGACAAAGTTTTTAATAGTGTCGCCTTCATAGTAAGAAGGTACTGCAATTGTAGGTAATTGATAAGACATGATATTCTCCTGTGGTCGGATTCAAAACGATCCGTTGCAGCACACCGTGATGCGCTGCAGCTGATGGTTTATTAATCTTCGTCGTCGCCAGTGCCTTGGATCTCTGTCAGTGCCTTGGTGGTGCGTTTCCCTGTAGTGGTAGGTTGTACCCTCATGCGCAACACTAGGTGACTGACGAGGCGAAAGATTTGTGAGGTCTTCGTGGGCTAAGAAACCAGCGTTTCCATCAGAGCCGTCCTAACTAAAACAACAACTTAATAACTAAACAACAGGCTCTACTATATACCCTTGGATATAAATAGGAAAGACGCGGAGGAGGTAATTTGCAAATTAATTGCATAAGTTGTTGTATATGTTGATAAATAAAGTGATATAATCTGTCCAAATAGATATTAAAGAGGGTTTACCGCATGGCTTCAGCGCTTATTAAAGTAAAGGACAGAGATGATGGTTCTATCGATATGGAAATTACCTTTAGCCCAAAGGTCGATAACGACTCAGTTGCGCACCGGCTTGTGCAGCAGTTTATCGAGTTTATCAATACGCCTGAAGTTAAGAGTCGAGCCGACGAGGAACCCAAGAGCCGCGCTAGCGGCTAGCATTGACGGGGAGTGGCGATGCGCCGTTGCGTTAGCGGACCGCGCCGGACTGACTCATAAGTCGGCGATCAAGTATCTCATGCAGATAGACGCCTACGACGATCCAAACGTCGAGGTTAAGGTGCAAGAGTGGACCGATTCGCGGGCCCGCTTCAGACACCGTAGATTATATAGAACGAGGCTGCAAAGCCTATCCAGCCTAGCCGAGATGTACAACAGGGCGCTAGGATTACACATAGAAAGTAAGTCATGACATTCAAAGCCAAGTCGCCTGGAGAGAAGAAGAAGAAGATCGACCGATCAGGCACAATGCGGCTGCGCTTCGTCGAGGAGCTGCTCGCAGATCCACAAATGAACATCTACAAGGCAGCCCTGCGAGCGGGCTATACAGAAAATAATGCGTCACGCGTACTGAGAGCACCTGAAGTGCAGGCGATGCTGCAGCGGGCGATGGACCAACGCTCTCAGCGCACTCACGTCACGGCTGACAACGTACTGCGCGAGATCAACAACATAGCGATGGCCGACCCTGGTGAGTTGGTCGAACACAGGCGCCACTGCTGCCGCTTCTGCTGGGGCGATGGCAATCGCTACCAACGTACACCAAATGAGTTCTGGGAGTATGAGAGTGAACACAACGATAAGGTTGATAATGTTAAGAAGGGCGCTAAGGTGCCGTCGTTTGACCCCGAGGGTGGCAGCGGCTATGACAAGCGTAAGGATCCAAACCCCGAATGCAAGGAATGCTTTGGCGATGGCATCAGCGAGGTATTCGTCAAGGACACTCGCAACCTACCGCCGGGCGTCAAGTCGCTGTTCGCAGGCATCAAGACTACCAAGGAAGGGGTGGAAGTTAAGACGCATCCTAAAGTAGCAGGCCTCGAGCTGCTAGGCAGACACCTGAAGCTGTTCACTGATAAGCAAGAGGTAACAGGTGCAGACGGCGGCCCCATTCAATCGCAAGCAGTGGTAGTTAACCTAACCGCCGAAGAGGCATACCTGAAAGCAATAGGGAAGACATAATGACATTTAAAGCAGAGGCGATACTCACGGACGCGGACATAGGCGGCATCGAGAATAAGGGTGACATGATCAGGGAGCTAGCCAGCAGAGGCTTCAAGACAACCGGCACAGGGCTAGATGGCGAGGTGGTAGTGGCCTACGATCTTGATACGGATGAGTACACTTTCAGGCAGGTGGTAGAAGACTAGTGGACTACGACATCGACTGGCTGAAGCCAGAATACACACAGGTCTATGAGCAGCGCCATGCGCTACTGAAACGGATACGCGAGCCAGGGTTCGACCTAGCCGCACTCAAAGCCCACTACAAAGAAAACCCCATCGACTTCATTAACGATATGGGCATGACCTTCGATCCACGTATGGCCGAACGGAGCCTACCAACGACGATGCCGTTCGTGCTATTCCCAAGGCAGCAGGACTTCATCCAGTGGCTGCATGATCGCTGGCGTAGAGGAGAGGACGGACTAGCAGAGAAGTCAAGGGACATGGGCGTCTCATGGCTATGCGTCGCATTCTCAGTGTGGATGTGGACCTTCTACCCAGGTACGGTGATCGGCTTCGGCAGCCGTAAGGAAACCTACGTGGACGACGTCAATAACCCTAACTCATTGTTTTGGAAGGTAAGATCGTTCATCGACTTCTTGCCGCCAGAGTTTAAGCCAAGGAAGTGGCACGTCAAGGTGCACGCGCCTTTCATGCGGATTATTAACCCAGAGAATGGCAGCGCCATTATTGGCGAGGCCGGCAACAACATTGGTCGAGGTGGGCGTGCGTCGATCTACTTCAAAGACGAAGCGGGTGATGTTGATAGCAATATAGTCACGCCTTACGGCTACAAAAGGCTTGGGGATATTATTGTCGGGGAGGTAATCAGTGGGGCAGATGGTTTGCCACAAACGGTAATAGGTATAAATGATGTTGGCTTGCATGAAACGCATACCATTGAATTTAGTGATGGCTCTAAAATTAAAGCAACACCTAATCATTTGTGGGATGTAAGCAAAGTATGGGGTAAGCGCATAAACAAGACAATGCGAACTCATGAGATTGCAGAAAAGTATTTATATATTAGCCCGCGGGGTCAAACCCAATATTTATATGAGCTACCAGATAACCATGCAGTTCAATTTACCCAAATTACTGAAAGCTTGCCTTTAAACCCATATCTAGTAGGTTCTTTGTTGGGTGATGGGTGTTTATCTGCTAAAACTACTTCAATAACATTTACAAGTGCTGATGCTGAATCTGTTGCAGAGGTAGAGAAAAGCTTACCTACTGGCTACAAACTATCATTTGATAAAGATTATACATATCGGATTGTTGGGGGGAACGGTAAAGGTAAATCTCCAAGAGGTAATAACAATAAAATGATATGTGGCGCTAAAGCCGCTGGCATTTATGGACTAACATCTAAAGACAAACATATACCTAGCAAGTATTTATTATCGTCAGTAGGTGAAAGAATTTCATTGCTGCAGGGTTTAATGGACACAGATGGCAGCGCGTCAAGTTCAATGCTTACATTTCATACATGTTCGGCACAGATGGCCTTGGATGTTAAGTTTTTGGTGCAGTCGCTTGGTGGGGTTGCTTCGCATCGCATTAAATCGGATAGCAGAAAAGACAGTTATCTTGATATGAATATTTTAAACATTAGATTACCAGCACACATAATCCCGTTTAGATTGAGCAGAAAACTCAATAAAATGGTTAAGCGCAGTAATAAATTAAATAGAACGATAGTATCAGTAACCAAAGACTTAACGCCTGCTATAACTCGATGTATTAGCGTTTCTAACGCAGATGGCTTGTATATGACTGACAACCACATCATTACTCACAATAGCGCGTTCTACGAACAGCCAGAGCTTATAGACGCTGCGCTCTCTCAGACTTCAAACTGTAAGATCGACGTGTCGACACCGCACGGCGCCGGTAACCCGTTCTATCGCAAGCGTCATGGCGGCAAGATCCGTGTGTTCATCTTCGATTGGAGGGAAGATCCACGTAAGGACCAAGCCTGGTATGACAAGCAGTGTGAGGACCTGGACGCCGTCATTGTTGCGCAGGAGATCGACAGGAACTACGAGGCGTCAGTCGTCAATGCGTTCATCACCGGCGAGGCCGTCAAGGCAGCCATGCAACGAGGCCCGTTCGAGGTGCAAGGGACAGGCAAGCTGCGAGTCGGTATTGACGTAGCCCGCTTCGGTGACGATAAGTCGTCAATCACGATCCGTAGAGGCAGGCTGCTGCTCAAGCAGATATCGCTAGCTAAGTTAGACGTCATGCAGGTGGCCAGCCGTGCACGCGCCGAGATCAGGGCATATGGTGAGATACCAGAGCAGATAGCAGTGGACACGATCGGCATCGGCGCAGGTGTGGCCGACATCATGAGGGGCTGGTACCCGGACAAAGTTGTGAGAGGTAAGACGATCAGAATAGTAGAGGACGTCAATGCGTCGATAAGGATGGGCGACGGCATCTATTACAACATGCGAGCTTATATGTGGGGCGAGATGCGAGAGTGGCTGAAAGGCGCAGCGATACACGGCGATCAGCTGCAGGTTGACTTAACGGCGCTGCGGTATTCATACCGAGGTGGCGAGCTGCTGCTCGAGTCTAAAGACGACGCCAAGAAGCGGGGTGTTAAGTCACCCGACGATGGCGACTCACTAGCACTCACGTTTGCTATTCCTACGATGCCAGAGATCAGGCGTCAGAAGCAGACTGAGGAGGCCTTCGTGCCACTGGATCCTGAAATGGGATATTAACGCACAGGTGGACGCGTATATTCTATGAGCTTGAATACTTCTCACCAAGCCTAATGGAGCGAACACATGGCACTTGTAATCACAAAAGAACACGTCGGCAGCATGGATGGGACATCCCTTCTAGTTGAGTACAACAACCTAGATGCGTCAGACGCCTCACCAGCACCACTGGAATACGTCGAGTATGCAGACCGCTCGATACAGGCGATCGGTACATTTAACGGCGGATCGATATCACTGCAGGGGTCCAATGACGGCACTACCTGGGCGATTCTTACTGATCCGCAGGGTAACGCGATTACATTCACGGCGGCAGGACTTGAACAAATTCAAGAGCTTACCCGCTATATTCGACCGTTGTGCACTGGCGCCGGTATGGACATCGATGTCTTTATCTTGCTACGTCGCGCATCAAGCATAAGGAACTAACATGGCAAATAACAAACAGTTTGAACCCAGCCTTAACGCGTCAGCCAAAGGGCTTAAGACGCTAGCCAACCAATTTAAGAGTTTACTAGAGGTCGCTGACTTGCTAGAAAAGACGGACCAGATCGCTCAATTCCGCGCTGAAAACGAAGTAGCAATAGTCAGCCTTACTAAGCAACGTGAAAAGCTAGCAGCGGACGCAGCGAGGGACCAAGCAGGGTACTTAGAACAGCGTGCAGATGGCGAGGCAGAAGCGGCCAGACAGGCCGAGGAACTTAGAATGGACCTAGCAGAAGGTAAGGCCCAAGCGGCTAGCCTGATCACCAAGGCTAAACTGAAGGCAGCAGGCATTGAGTCGAAAGGCGCAGCAGCGGCCCAGGCTAAAGAGGCAGCGGCCCTGAAAGCCGCAGCGGCGGCACGAGTGGAGCTGCAACGCATAAAGGAAGAGATCCAGTTAGCAACAGCTCAGAAGGCGGCAGTTGAACGCGACATGGCCGCAGCGAAAGCTAAACACGACGAGGTGGCAGCTAAGCTGGCCGCCTTCGTGAATTCATAAGGGGAACACCAGATGGCACTAGGATACGTAGTAGGGCTTCGAAATAACCAGTTAGACGAGATCACCGCACAGGCCGGCTCGGGCGCTAAGATTAAGATATACAATGGCAGTAGACCGGCGACAGGCGGCGCAGCGACCACGCTATTAGCAACGTTCACATTCTCGGGTGTATTCGCGGCAGCAGCTGCCTCGGGGCATATTGACGCCTAACACGCCACCGGACACAACCGGTGCGGCAGCAGGCACAGCGGCCTGGTACCGGATTACTACCTCAGCAGACGCGTTCGTGATGGATGGGTCAGTCGGCGTAGAGATGACGTTGAGCACAACGACGATCAGTAACGGCTTGCCTATGTCAGTGACCGGCCACACGATCACAGCAGGTAACGCTTAATAGAAGGGGGACAGCATGGCAAACCTTAGCGGACAAGAAAGTGAAATAGAATTTACAGTGCAGATTACACGTGCAGCAACAGGCAAGGTTGAGGAGCATAAGTTAACTGGCAAAGTTTCAAATGATGATTTAGAGAAACTTAAAACAGAGATACCAAACATTAAGGAGAAATAACATGGCGGTAACACATTTAGCAGCAGGGTTGCAAGCAGCG